CAACTACAGGCTAGATGTGCTGATCGACCTAGTAACAGTGGAGGATTAGCAGCCCAATTAGAGATTCGAGTATTATTCACAGACGGGTATGTTGATCCCGGAATTGCGTTTATACCTCCAGGTCCTCAAAACGCCACCACTGCCGAATATCCCCCAGATGATGTTGTAGATGGTACACTGACTGTGAACGTTTCTTCACTGTACGCCACAGGTGTTATGGTTCCCGCAAGCCAACTATTTACAGTAACTCAACCAATTATCACTGTTGGTGCAGTGACCGGCGGTTAATTAATTTTCCACAGCATCTAGTTCATCTATAAATAAACTACGCAGTTTATCAAGGAGAACTCATGGACCAACAGCTCAAAGCAGCTTTGGATTTTTCCAATTATCAACAGACTTTTTCTATTCAAAAAAAAGTTCTTAAAGAACGCATAGCAGCCAAACTCACCTATGGATTCAATGGCGGATTGTTTCGCATTGATCGTACACTATTGACTTTTGTAGACATGTTATGCGCCAAGGGCAGAACATCAGGAGTGGTACTGTTAGATACCAACGAAAATCCTGTACTAGTGAACGATCTTGAAGTATTTCGTGAAGAACTTTTTCAAAGATATTTTGAAGTTACTAACGAGTACTTTGATCAATATCAAAAGATTAAAAAAAGTAGATCCGTAGAAAAATTAATATCACAATGACTCGAGGAATATTAATTTACGCACATAACAATCGCACGGTTGATTATGCACTAATGGCAGTGATATCTGGAGGCTTAGCCAAACAGAATTTACAGGTGCCTGTTTCGTTGATCACTGATGCCTCTACCATTGAGTGGATGAAGGAATCAAATATTTTTAATCATGCCGCAGATATTTTTGAACATATTATCACGGTTGACCGGCCGGTTACAGTCAATCAAAGGCACCTCAATGATGGGCAAACTGGACAAATGGTTCCTTTTATAAACACCAACAGAAGCACAGCATGGGATCTAACTCCCTATGATAGAACACTGTTGATAGACAGTGATTTTTTTGTGTTGTCAAGCAGCCTCGGCGAATATTGGGACATTGATAAAGATATCATGCTAGGAGATGCTATCAATGATATCTACAATGACTCACGCACGGGATATCTAGATCGGCATGTTAGTGATACTGGTGTTAAAATGTATTGGGCTACAACAGTGATGTTCTCAAAAAATTCCAATGCTAAATTGTTTTTTGACACAGTAAATTACATCAAAGAAAATTACACACAATTTGCCGATGTGTTTAGATTTGATCCTCGTCAATTTAGAAATGACATCGCTTTCAGCATAGCCAAACACATATTAGATGGCTATCAACAGACCGATACAGGATCCTTGCCTCCGGTGCTATCGGCCTTAGACAAAGATATCCTGCATAGCGTTAATAATAACACTCTAACTTTTCTCGTAGATTATAAATTAACCAACTCTTATTGTGCCGCCGCTATATCTAATATAGACATACACATCATGAACAAGCAAAGCGTGATTAGAAACAAACAAGCATTATTGGAGTTAATATGAACTTTGGATATCTGCTAGTTGTTGCTGAACACGATTCTATTGATTATCTACAGTTGGCCTATGGTTTAGCACTGAGTATAAAAAACACACAACGAGAAGGCTACGATCGTGTGGCAATTGTCATAGATGACAAAACCAAAATAGAAAAACTTACCAGTCCGTGGGTGTTTGACCATGTGATAGAATGGAACCAAGAAACATTTTGGGATGGGCGTAGCTGGATGGATCAGCTAACTCCATTTGATCACACAGTATGTCTAGATGCCGACATGTTGTTTGTGCAAGATCACAGCCATTGGATTGACTATTTTATTGATCACTGTGAATTATATGTGGCCAATCGAGTTTTTACATATAGAGGTGAGATTGTCTGTGATCGTACCTATAGAAAAGCCTTTGATAAAAATAATCTTCCAGATTTATATTCCATGTGGACATTTTTTAGCAAGGATTCTCAATTGGCCAAAGAATTTTTTGAGCTAGGAAGAAGCATAATTAAAAATCCTGTAGAATTTTCAAACATGTTTCTGCACCAGTACAAGCCAAAAGTTCTAGGCACCGACGAAGCATTTGCATTAGCCTCGGATATACTAGGCATCACAGATCAGATAGCATATGAATTAGAATTTCCTAGAATTGTACACATGAAACCCATGCTGCAGAAATGGCCGTGGCCTGCAGACACATGGAGTGACCATGTGGGTTTCTATCTCAATAAGAAAGGTCAATTAAAAATAGGAAATTATCAACAGTACGACATAGTTCACTATGTGGAAAAAGATAAAATCAACAAGGAAATGATAAACAACCTAGAGGAAATAGCATGGAAACTGTAGAAGATTTCGACAAGTGGTTGGCTGAATACAAGCCAGCACCCGTAAAATATGTAGCTGTGTATGATCAGCTAACCGGTGCTGTAAAGAGTGTAGGTCCTGACTATGCTTTTCCCGATGAAGAACATGTGATTGAGATAGATACTGAGACAGCACTAGCAATTATCACAGCAGAGATCCAAATACATCATTGTCAGATAGATATCCATTCGGGCGATTTAGAAATAGCCGAGATCAAGACTTTAAATAAATTGGATGATGTTTTACATAGAATACCGCTGGTCCAATACACTGATATAGTCAAACCTGATATACATCTCACCTACACTGCAAAAAATCAAACATTAAAAATACAGCTATCGACTGAATTCGGTGGAACCAAAAAATACAAAGATGCAAATAAGCAGAGAAAATTCGTCTGGGATGGTAGCACAGTTATGGATTTTTTGATCACAGAATACAATGATCCTAATTTGATTTATAAGATGTTTTCTGTTAAAATAAATGATCTAGTAGGTAAAACAGTCACAATCAAAAATGTATCATACGACAACTTCAGTGTTTATACTAGACGATTGTTTAAAAATTATGTTATAGAATACAAATGAAAACAGTGGAATTTGATGTTATCTTTCTAAGTTATGATGAGCCCAATGCAGATTTGCATTATGCTGACCTGTGTAATAAAGTGCCTTGGGCCAAGCGTGTGCATGGTGTAAAAGGCAGCGATCATGCACACAAGGCCGCAGCAGAACTAAGTGAAACAGAATGGTTCATCACCGTCGATGCTGATAACATTGTGGATCCTGCATTTTTTAATCTCGAATTAGACATGACTGATCCTAAAATACAGGTCTACGGATGGTGTGGTCGTAACTCTATCAACGGATTACGTTACGGTAACGGCGGATTAAAAATCTGGCGTAAAGATTTTGTACTCAACATGCGCACACATGAAAACTCAGACAGTGATCGCGGGCAAGTTGACTTCTGTTGGGAAGAGGGATATAAAAACTTTCCTCGGGTTTACAGCGAAAGCGTTATTACAGGAAGCCCATTCCAGGCATGGAGAGCAGGATTTCGAGAAGGTGTGAAAATGACTCTGCTTGACGGTGTCAAGGTTCCTCCCCAAGAAATCAAACAACGCATTTGGTGGCACAATATTCATAGACTACGCATGTGGAGCACAGTTGGCGCACACGAAGAAAACGGCCTTTATGCAGTCTACGGTGCAAGACTAGGCACCTGGTTAGCAAATTGCACTGAATGGAATTACGTAGAAGTTAGAGATTTTGAAATTCTCGGCGGCATATGGAATCAGTATGGTCGGCCGTTCGAGGAAGTAGGCGGCACCGGTCTAATGGAAGAAATAACATCTCTTGGATATAAAATTAAACTTAATCTAGGTCTTGATTGGCCGTTCCTTGATGCAGAACAAAGCAAATATACACTAGAGCTCTATGACGAAACTATCAATCTGGGATTAACATATTATCGGATGCCTGCTGATGTATGATATTTTTCTAGTAGGCAAGGGTAAAATTAATGAGGATGTTTGGACAACGTTTAAGCATCGATTTCCTAATGCACAAAAACTAGAAAATATAAAATCTTTTGAAGAAGTAAAATCAAAATCGTTTACTAAATTCTTTTGGGTAGTATGGGATTATTTGTCAGTCACAGGTTTTAACTTTGACTATCGTGTTCTCAAGTGGGACGAAGAATATATTCATGTGTTTAAAAATGGCAACTACTTTGATGGTATTTGTATTTTCCCCAAAGCGGCACGTGTCTTACAACGCGAATGGGATTATAGATTTTTTACAAAGAAAAAAGAAATAGATATTGTTGCAAGCGTGTCCCGACCTTTTGATATTGCTTTTATTTCTTATCACGAATCATTTGCAGAAGAAAATTATCGCAGATTAAATTACCCGTCTCATAATATCTACAGGGTCGACGGCGTAAAAGGAATTCACCAAGCTCATATCGAAGCAGCAAAAATGTGTGAAACAGATATGTTTTATGTGGTGGACGCTGATGCAATTATAGAATCGGATTTTGATTTTAACTATCAAATTCCTTATTATGATTTTAATGCCAAGTCCACAGTGCATGTGTGGAAAAGCCGTAATCCTGTTAACGGACTAGAATATGGCAACGGAGGTGTTAAGTTATTACCGAGACAAATGACCATAGACATGGATCTAAGCAAGCCAGACATGACTACAAGTATTAGCAAATGGTTTAGACCGATGTCGGATATTTCAAATATAAACGGATTTAACACAGATCCTTTTAATACATGGAAGAGCTCGTTTAGGGAATGTTGTAAATTAGCTAGCCGAGTTATCGATCGTCAGCAAGAGGAAGAAACCAAAGAAAGATTACGAGTATGGTGTGAAGAGTCCACAGACAGCTATGCTATTGATGGTGCAATTAGTGGAAGAGAATATGGTATCAAACACAAAATAGATTTAGAAGCTCTTAAAAAGATCAACGATTTTGAATGGCTCAAGGAACAATTTGATGGACGATATAGCAAGAATTAAAAAATTTATTCCGATAATGAATGAAATCTCGCCCACTTTTTGTATGGCCAAGTGGCACCACACCACGATTTATTTAGGCACAGGTGAAACACATAGTTGTTATCATCCAGCGCCGCATACAATACCGTTAGATGAGATTGTTATAGATGCCAGTGCATTGCACAACACCAATCAAAAGAAAATGGAACGCCTTGAAATGCTCAACGGTGGAAAACCCAGCGGATGTAATTATTGCTGGAACATCGAAGCCATGGGCGAGGATTATGTTAGTGATCGTAAAGAACGCAACAGCACAATTTATACTGATAAAAGATTTCAGCAAATCAAAGACGGCGACTGGGATCAAAATATAAATCCGCAGTACATAGAAATTTCATTCGGCAACGAATGTAATTTTAAATGTGGATACTGTCATCCCAAACATTCGAGTAGTTATTATAAAGAAATCAAGGATCACGGTCCTTACAATATGGTCAAGAATCACCGTAATGACATTGATTGGTTTAAGATCTACGAAGAAGAAACCAATCCCTATGTGGAAGCATGGTGGCGTTGGTGGCCTGAAGTTCGTAAGACACTAACAATTTTACGTATCACGGGCGGCGAGCCATTGCTGCAATCTAGCACCTGGCGCTTATTAGAAGATTTAGAAAACAATCCGTTGCCTAATTTAGAACTTAATATCAATACAAATTTTGGTGTTAAACCTATATTAATCGATCGCCTAGTCGAGAAAGTAAACAATCTAGTCAATGGCGGTAAAATCAAGGACTTTAAAATTTTTACCAGCATAGATACGTGGGGAGCTCCTGCAGAATATATTCGAACAGGATTGGATTTGACCGTATGGGAACGCAATCTAGACACTTATCTAACTAATACCCAGTTGCCTATCACTTTTATGATCACGTTTAATATCCTTACAGTGACTAACTTTCAAAGTTTGTTAGAAAAGATTCTAGAATGGCGTGTTAAGTACAATGGATTTGAGCAAAACAAATGGCAGCGTGTGCGTTTTGATACTCCGTACTTGAAAGAACCCCTACAGTATGATATGAATATATTGCCTAAAGATGATTTCATGCCTTACATGCAAAGTCACCTAGACTTCATTCTAGCCAATTTAGACGATAAAAACCGCAGCAAATTCAACGACTTAGAGTATGCTAAATTTGAAAGAGTAGTGAAATACATGGAATCAGCTATCTATACCCCAGAAAAGATAAAAGAGGGGCGTAGAGACTTCTTTAATTGGTTCACCGAATATGACCGTAGACGCGGAACTGATTTTGTCAAAACCTTTCCAGAATTAGAAAACTTCTATATAGCCTGCTTCGAGGATATGTGTAATGCCTAGTACATTTTCTAAAAGTTCTAATGTATTTCAAAACTCAAAGTTTGAGATACTCCTAGACACAGTTGATATTGTTTTAAATGATAATAATTTAAAACCGGGATGGGTGGAGCATCCGGCCCTTTACACAGAATTTCATATAAAAAGAAATAGAAAAAATCTGTTAATTGTTGTTGGAGAAAGTTGGGTCTATGGCGAAACAATTAAAACTATTCGTTCGGGGGTACAACAATATAGTTTTGAAACTCAATTAGAATTTTGTATGGGAGTCCGACTAGCAACAATACTCGGTACTGATCTTTATCAATATGCAGTTCCTGGAAACTGTAATTTCTATATGTTTAGTGAATTAGAAAGAATTGTAAATGCTACAAGTAAGATGGGATACGACAAAATTTATATCTGTATGCAAATGACCGAGCCTTCGAGAGAAGAATCTCTTATTGTTAAATTAAGAGAACAAAATCATCCATTGGCAGAATTAATTCATCCTACTAGGTCTATGACTTTTGATAGCTGGCTACAAGAATATGATGATGTTTTTTTTGATCAATATGACAACTTAATTTCTCGATATAATAATTTAGAATGTATTTTATGGAAAAATTTTTGTAAAATAAATTCTAAAAACCGTGATAGAAAATTTAAAATTATAGATCCAACTTGGATACAATATTCTGCAAGTATTCTAGGTAAAACACTGCAAGCTCCGTCTTTTTATGCAATAGGATGGCTTGATACTGTGATAAACGATATTCATTATTCTACTATTAAATTTAATAAATCAGACCTAACAAAAGAAATTGATATTATAGAAAAGTCTAATAATTTTATCAAAGCAAACTCTTTGCATTCACACCATCCTAATGAATTTGCACATTTGTTATGGGCACAATATCTAGCAAGAAAATCTGGATGGAATAATGATCTCTAAAACTTTTTGCATATTACCTTGGATCCATTTCTATGCCAACCCAGATGGTACTGTATTGCCTTGTTGTATAGGCGATCATCGTTTGCCGTTAGGCAATGTTCAAAAAAATTCAATTATTGAAATTTGGAATAGTGATCAATATAAAGAAATGCGCTTGAACATGCTGTCCGGTAATCGATGTAAAGAATGTACTTCATGTTATCAATCAGAGGATGCTGGAGTTAATAGTTTTAGACAATCAGTTAATAAAGATTATGCAGAATTTTTTAATTTTGCAGATGAAACTAACAGTGACGGTTCGTTAGATACTATGAAGTTAAAGTATCTCGATATTCGCTGGAGCAATATTTGTAATTTCAAATGTAGAAGTTGTAGCAGTACATACAGCTCTAGCTGGGCCACCGAGGATAATAAACAGGGACAGAACAAATCAGTTTTTATTTTCGCAGGTGGTAATAATAATGATTTGCTTTACGAACAAATTAAGCCATACATATCCGAAGTAAAAGAAATTTATTTTGCAGGTGGCGAGCCTCTATTAATGGACAAGCACTACGATATTTTAAAACATCTAATAGATATTGATAACACCGATATTAAAATACGATACAATACCAACCTAAGTTCGTTGGCATTTAAAAACATATCTGTAATCGACCTATGGAAGAAATTTTCAAATGTGCATTTAAATGTAAGTTTAGATAGTTGGGGAGATCGTGCTGAATACATTCGAGAAGGCACAGAATGGAAAACAATTATTGATAATATTAATACAGTAAAAACAAACTGCCCGCATATACATCTTGGAGTATCTTCGGTTGTATCTGCATTCAACGTTTATACACTTCCCGAGTTCACAGATTATCTCTTAGATAATCAATTATTCGAAGCATCGTCGATCAGTTTTTATAACTTAATCCACCCAAATTTTTATAGTTTTGATATTTTTGATGCTGAAACAAAGACTGGTATTATTAAAAAATTGTCTGAAAGAAAATATAACAATAATACCAGATCTCGAATCAACAATGTAATAAGACAATTAGAATCATCTACCACTAACGATGAACTACGTAGACAGTTTAAAGATCAAACAGATCATTATGATACTATTAGAAACAAGCGGTTTACTGACACATTTCCGGAACTAAAAGATTTTTATGAAAATATATTTTGATAACACTGAAAATTTAGATTTTTCTAATTGTGCAGAATTATCTAAAAATGGCGATAATCGTCATTGGTTAACGTCTAGTGGAACTCGATTAAAACGAGAATTACAACAATTAAGAATACCATATTATAAATTAGATGACATTGACGAACCTGGTTTATATTTTGTTGAAGTAAACGGAGATCCGATGTGGTGGACTGGGGGTGGCATTCAACAAGGTGGCCCCACACACATATTAGAAAACTTGCCTAACAACATTATTGATCTTGTAAAACAACACAGATTAAGATTAATTATTTCTGCTGATAGAGAAGGTGGCGGAATGGTCTATTATAATAATGATGGATTTCTAGCCACTACAAATATTATCAAGAAATTAGAACTTCCACCTAGCTCAGTTTTGATAATTCAAGGAAACAGAAAGATTGAAAATCAATACACCGATTGGTTAACTAAAACAAACAATGATAGATTATTTGAAGTAAAATATGTAAATCATTTTAATAGAATTTTTGTAGATCAAACCTTTCCAACTAGCCCTGTAGTCCTTGAATCGATTAAAAATCTCAATGCTAAAGATTATAACAGTCTTAATAGAACTTATAAAGATCATAGAAGTGCGCACCTGTATCATCTAGCCAAACTAGGAATTCTTGACAACGGGTTAGTAAGTGCCAACGAGTTGAGGTTCAATCAGCTAACACCGTTACAGATACTAAAAAGTTCAGTACCGATGATAGAATATGATAAAGTTTTGACAGATCATTACCCTAGACATGTTGATGGCGATTGGTCAGTTACTAATGCTGCTAATTCGGTTAGCGAAGATATATTTAAAAATAGTCTTATGAGTTTTATTACAGAAACTAAATTTGATGAAGATGTTGTTTTCTTAACCGAAAAAGTTTATAAATCGTTGACCTACGGTCATCCGATGATCGTATTAAGCACATGTGGTACATTACAGGCTCTACGAGATTTGGGATATAAAACCGATTGGTGCGGGATTGATCCTTCTTATAACGATATCAAGGACAACACAGAACGATTTTATAAAACTCATGAAATTTTAATTTGGTGGATCAATCTTTCTAGAGATGAAAAAATTCAAAGAATAATTCAATCTTTACCGACGATCGAACATAATCTCAAGTTATCTGCGACTAGAAACTTTTACTATGAAGATATTTTGAACACCATAAATATCTCCAAGGACTATTTTATATGATAGATTTTAAAAAATACAAACGATTTTTTGCATTTGGTTGCAGTATGACATCCTACGGGTGGCCGACCTGGGCAGATATCGTTGCACAAGAGATCCCCGAATCTTATAATTATGCACAAAGCGGTGGCGGAAACTTGTTTATATCATGCCAAGTCACTGAAGCCAATCTGAGACACAAATTCACAGACAGCGATCTGGTAATGATCATGTGGAGTTCTACGGCTCGAGAGGATAGACATATCAACGGAAATTGGCTCACTCCCGGTAACATTTATACACAAAATTATTACGATGATAACTTTGTTAATAAGTTTGCCGACGAACTAGGATATTTGTTGAGAGACATTAATTTAATAACTCTTACTAAAAACTTTTTAGACGCATCGCCTGCAGAATATTTTATGTTGAATATGTCTCCCTTTAAAACTGAGTGTGAAGATTATATTCTGAACACCAAATACAAAGCCATAAAAAAAATGTACAGTGACACATTTGACAGTATACTACCGGATATATTAACGTTAGAATTAAAGGGCACATGGCCTCAGCATCCAGTTTCAAAAAAAGGCGGGCAGACAGCCGACTACCACCCCAGTCCTATACAGCACTTTGGGTATCTTAAAAAATTATTCCCAGAAACTCAATGGTCTGACCATACGTTAAAATTTGTAAAAGTTCAACAGCTACGCATGGAACAACTCAGAGATTTTGATGATATGGTTTTTAAACAGCCACTAATACGAATATGAGATTTCTCAATGCATCGTTTCCTTTAATCAACACTTATAATCCCAAGGATCCTAAGATCACATCGAGTTCAAGTCCTACTGCTGCGGCATTAGAACTGCAAGGAATGAACCAATTTGATTTTGATGCATGGTATTGTCTCTTTTCTTGCGAACATAGTTTTAAAATTTACAAAATTAAAGATTTAGTTGGCGAAAAAGTTTTTAAAAAAATAATTAAAAAACAGGTATTTTTAGTTTTAGATAATACATTAGAACCTTTTGAAAAAAGCATAGATACAATTTATGAAAATATTGTTATCGAAGAAAAAATTCCAGCATCTCAGATCATCCTACTAACGAACATGCATGATGCAAAACACTACAGTGACAGCGTGGCAAGTAGGTTGGGACAAGATCCGATCAGAATTTTTTGGTATACAGTATTTGAACAAGATCTTAGAAATGCAATAAATCATATATATTGCAGTGACTGTCCGACTACTCTTATTTTAAAAAAATATCATAAAAAGTTCTTATATTTTAATCGTCGTTGGAGATTGCACCGACCTTTTTTAATCACATTACTGCATAGTCGCGGTCTTATAGAACACGGATACATTAGCTTTGGACCTTGTGACGACACAGATACGTGGAATCATCGTTGGCCGCAATTAATGAATTATTTTAGAACCGATTCAGAGATGATTGAATTACTAGACAACAATCAAAGTGTCAAGCAGTTGCCCCCGCTGTTTTTAGACACAGATGAGTTGCATATCAATCGAGCAGAAGCAACGCCTAACACCAATCAGTATTATGAAGACAGTTACTTTAGTGTTATATCTGAAACCACATATTTTACCAAATGGTATAGTTCCGCTAGATTCCTAAGTGAAAAAGCATTCAAGCCAATCGCAATGCGACATCCGTTTATTCTTGTGAGCGTGCCTAACAGTTTAGAGATATACAAAATCATGGGATATAAAACGTTCTCCCCATTTGTTAACGAAAGCTATGATCAGGAATTAGATGATGGCAAGCGAATGTTAATGATCCTATCTGAAATTGAACGTTTATGTAATCTCACAGAGTCTGAGTTATCGGCATTTCTGTCAAATGTCAAAGAAATTTGTGATTACAATTATGACGTGTTAGTATCAAAGACTCAATTTATTACGGAACTTTAATGGCATACGAATTAGGCGATGATAAGCATTTGACCACGCTAAAGGCAATAGCGCAGTATGCCAAACCGGTTGAGCAAAAGAATCTCACAACAGTGTCTATGGAGTATGCTAATCGTAAAACAAAATTGATGTTGGTATTGTTGCCACAGTGGGCCGCCGAATTTCCTCCTTTTAATTTATGTAGATTATCTGCAGTGGCCAAGCAGGCAGGATACGAAAGCAAGGTGTTAGATGCTAATATCAGATCCTATCATTACTACGACAACAAATTTAAAAATAAATTAGATTATAAACTATGGGACCCAACAACTATCTGGCGCTGGTGTGGAGACAATTATAAAGAACTGCATCAACACCTGGAGCCAGTACTTTTAGATATCCTTGATGAAATCGTTTCTTACGATCCTACACTAATAGGATTCAGTGTATATCAGATGAACGAGGAGCCTACTAAGTGGATGATACAGCAACTTAAACAACGACTCCCGAATATCAAAATCGCAGTCGGAGGCCCAAATGTTCAGAAAGGATATTTTGTCAAAGAAGAATATTATGATTATGTTGTTAGCGGAGAGGGCGAAGAAGCTATTTTGAAGATACTTCAAGAAGTAGAAAACGATATAACTCATGAGGATCAACAATACATAGTACAGCCGGAAGATCAGAGATTGAATCTTAATAAATTTCCAATGCCGGATTATGATCATATTGATTTTAATGAATACAAAATTTCTAATGGAGTAACCACTGAATTAAGCAGAGGTTGCATAGCAAAATGCACGTTCTGTGAAGAAACACACTTTTGGAAATATCGACAACGCATGGCCATTGATGCTCTGGAAGAAGTTGAATATCTATATCACACGAAAGGAACTAGAGTATTTTGGTTTATTGATAGTCTTGTAAATGGAAATTTAAAAGAATTACGAGCCTTTGCCAAGGGAATTATTGCAAAAGGGTTAGATATCAAATGGACTGGCTATGCTAGATGTGACGGCCGTATGGATCTAGACTACATGAAAGATCTTGCAGACAGTGGATGTGTGTATCTAAATTACGGCTGTGAATCAGGAAGCCAGCATGTATTAGACAACATGGCCAAAGGAGTCACTATTTCTGAAATGGAGCAAAACTTCAAGGACGGAAAAACAGTAGGGATCAAAGCAGCGACCAATTGGATTGTGGCTTTTCCTACTGAAACACATCAGGACTATGCCGATACTATGACATTCCTATGGCGCAATAGAGATATGAATATTAATAACATGAGTACCGGTATCGGATTTGGACAGGGTCCTGAAACTATTACTGGACAAAATCCTGATAAATTTAATCTTTCTTATCAGAAGTACCTCGGACTCTGGATCACCAAAGATTTTAGGATGGGAGGAACTCATACTTTGATGCGTGTTAAATGTATGAGTATCTATCTTGATCAAATTATCGGAGATAGGGAAATAAGTTATCCTATTCGACCTAGTCTTAAAAAACATCATTACACCATAGTGTATGATACTGATACTATCAATAATGAAATAGGTTATGAAAACTTCAATTATGATATAATCAATGCAGATATAAATCCGTATGCTGCTGGATTAGTCAATGAGATATGGCCGTTGCTGCGTTCATTATGGAGAACACGTGGTGGTTATACTGCTACAATAAAATTTAATCCGGAATTAGATTCAGCAGAATTCGGTAATCAATATGGAACTGGAAAATACACAGCAGATTTTAAATTCAAAATATCAAGTGACGGTGTATGGTATGCAGACTTCAGCTGGAACTTTGTTCAACACTATGAAGAAGATGTATATCGAGATGATTCTCGTCAGGGCCCTTTCTTCGCACAAGATTTCAGTACAATGACCAGTAATGCAGCTGTTCGTGCTAGACAATTAGCAAAACCAACTTGGGGGATAGACGGTCGAACTGGAAAAGATTACCAAGGTCTGTTTAGTGAAGAGTCTCATCTAAATAAAACCATTGATTGGACGTTTGATCACGAATGGCAAGGACACGGCAATTGGGGAGATTTTAAAACCAATGAAATTGCATTACCTAATGCTATTAGTCAGCCTATAGTATTTTATCATTAAATTGAATGGTTTTTGTTATTCTATGATTATGATTTAAAATGTCTTCCATTTCAGCATACATCACTGTTAACTCTTCTATAGATTTAGAATTTATATAATCGATTATATCGAAAATTTTAATCATTCTTTTATGATGATTGGTTTCGGTATCGTAACTTTCATCCCACCATTTATCAAAAGTTTTAAAATTAAATTTTTTAAGATATTCAAGGGTGTATGGTGGAGCTACTAATATTATAGGAAGTTTTGAATATAATGCTGTTAATGTTTTTTCACTGAAATACCCAAACGGCTGAGCAAATCTAGTTTCATTAATAACTCCACAGAAACTGTTTCTATAACTTTTTAAAAAATGTTCGGTAGACCCAGGAGCACTATGACCTGGTATAAACACTTCATCAAATTTAGTAACGGCAACAGCATCATACTCTTGATCTATTACAAACTTATTGTTATAAAGATAATCTACGCCTGCCTTTAATTGATTATATTGAATATGATTTTCTTTTTTTAATTTTTCTAAATCAAACCATCCGTTCTGGTTTAATTCATCGTAGGAACATTTCAAATTCCAAGTATAAGTACCGTTTAAGGTTGCTAGGTAGCTCATAATAAGATGCCGATGAGTTGTATATCTCCAATTACCACACCAAAATTTATTAGTTACATTGTGTTCAATGTTGATATCATAATACATGTCTGACACATTTATAAGAAATAAATCTAAACAACAAAGTTGTATTCCTGGATAATTGTCTTTTATTAATTGTATATTATAATCAGATGTAAAAATTTTATAATTTTTTATATTATTGTTTTCTACAAATATCTTAATGCTTTCAATTTCGTCACATACTATATCTTTTAAATTTTCTGTTGAATCAAACTCGCTGTAAAATGATCTATTGTAATTTCCTATTCTTGCACACATAGGTTCATATAGATAAAAATAAACTTCAGATTTAGACAATTTATTTCTTATTTTAGAATGAAATATCTTGTTTTCTAAATTAATAATCCTGCCTGTACCTGTCCAAATAAAATAAGGATTTGTTAAATTTTTTAAAAAAGATCTATCGGCTAATTTTTTTAAAAATCCCAACTTGTCTGTTACGGGTTTATTTTTAGTATACTTGATGTTTCCCCAAAAGATATCTTGTGTATATTGCATGTTACTCTCTAACTAGATCTAAAGTAACACAGTGATGCCCACCGCCCAGTGTTCGACTATGACGCAGTTCTATTCCTATGCTTTCAACATTATATTTTTCTAATTCTGTTCGAAGATAAAACTGATGTGGATCACAGATAATTAGATTAGGGTTAACTGTTAAAAAATTCAAAGCAATATATTTACTAGCATATGGATAGTTTGTAAATCCTTGAGGAACAATGTCATCTTCTGTGATCCATATTTTATCCCATGATTTAAAAATTGCTGGTAAATTGTTGTGATTTATTCTGTCCCCATTTAATACAACCAAGCCTTCACGAACAGGAGAAATAGTACTATCAATATGTACTCCGCTGTAGATATTATCCAATATGTGAATTCGATGATCGGGCAAAATTGATTGCAACCATTCAGCACCTTTCTTATTTCCGCTTTCACTGACAAGGTATAACAGATCGTTGCCGAGTCTGCATATGTTAGCCGCATCAAACACAACTGCTGGATCTTGGCATTTTATTATATCTGGAACGAAATCTATAATTGCTTCTAATTCTTTTAGTCTTGTAGGATACAACATTGGTGCATCTATAGCTGTGCTACCAACAACTAATACCCGATCTCTAGGGCAATAATTATACATTCCGTCAAATGTTTGAAAATCTAAATCACTGGGTCTATGTACTTTGATCAACAATGATTCCAGTGTTTCTTTAAATTTTTCTAAATCATGATTGGTTTCGTCGATGATTTTTTTATCGATAGGTCCTGATGGTACCGGAGTTTCTTTCCAGCTGGTGGTTTTTTCTAAATTTCTAAAACTAGCACAATTTACAGGCCAATGTGCATTGGTAGCAGTTCCAAGAATAATTTCTTTTAGTGTACCCCATTCATTACAACTATTCAGCAAGATGATCCCCTTTTATATCAGTGAAAGTCAACTGCACAGTGTACCTAGGTTCGAGCCCTAGATTAGCAGCCATATGTTCAGCATCATACTGCCATAATACATATTCTCCAGCTTGCCAGTTTGTTATGGGAGTTTTTTCAATTTCAAATATGTGACCAGGTTTCCAATCTTCTAAAAAAATTATTGCTCTCCATATCGACAAATTATTTTTTATATCGAATAAATTTTTATAATAACTATACGTATCTTTATGATATGGAAGAATATTACATGTTTCCATTTTGTAAAAACTTAATCCTATATTGATTCCTTGAAATAGACTAAAAAATCTATCACACCACTTGGGCATCACATTTTTCATATCGTACATTGCACCAGTAAAATGAGTTTGAGAGTAACCTTGCGATCTCCAACGTAATAAATCGTCATCGCAGTTGAATGGTTCTCGCTGATAGTTTAAATAGCGATGCTCTAAATCCCAGAATGGTTCTATCAAACCTTGTTTATACAAAATTTTACTCCGATAAATAATATGCTATGTTATTTATTCAAGGATTTTTATGAAGATTGGATTTGTTGGAGTTGGTAAATTAGGAATGCCCTGTGCCGAAGCAATTGCAAACAAAGGGCATGATGTTAGCGGATATGACATTAGACTTGTAGAACCTACAATGTTGGTCAATATTAAATCTTCTATCAAAGAAGTTGTGCAAGATAGAGATATTGTGTTTATCGCAGTACCTACACCACATGATCCTGCATATGATGGTCGAGCCCCTACAGCTCATCTATCACCAAAAGATTTTAGTTATGACATTGTTAAAGCATGTTTAACAGAAGCAAACAAATACATGAACAAGAATCAACTTCTTGTTTTGATTAGTACTGTACTTCCCGGAACCACTCGTCGAGAATTTATTGAATTAATTTCAAATACTAGATTTGTGTATAATCCCTATCTCATTGCAATGGGTAGTGTGGCATGGGATATGGTCAATCCCGAAATGGTTATGATTGGCACCGAAGACGGAACCGAAACCGGAGATGCAAAACAATTAGTAGATTTTTATAAATCTATTATGGAAAATGATCCACGTTATGTTATAGGGACCTGGGACGAGTGTGAATGTATCAAAGTTTTCTATAATACTTTTATCAGTACAAAGATCGGATTAGTTAACATGATACAAGATGTTGCCATGAAGCAAGGTAATATAAATGTAGACGTAGTAACAGAGGCTCTCTCAAAGTCGACCATGCGTATCATGGGACCACAGTATATGACCGCCGGCATGGGCGACGGAGGCGGATGCCATCCCAGAGATAATATCGCACTACGATATATGGCTCAGGAATTAGATCTAGGATACGATCTATTTGATGCAGTAATGAATGCTAGAGAAATACAAGCTAGAAATCTAGCCAAGTTCCTTGCAATAGAATCTGAAAAGGCCGGTAATCTCCCAGTGTATATTCACGGGAAGGCATACAAGCCAGGAGTAGGCTACTGTGACGGTAGTTACAGTTTATTGATTGGACATTATTTAGAACACGAATTTGGAATAATGCCGATGTACATCGATCCACTAACTGACGATGTAGTGACAGCTCCAGTTAGGGGAGTTATCCTGTTAGCTCATAATAAAAAAGTCACTTATGAATATCGAGGATTTGATGAAACTCAGACGTTATATTGCAAAATAGAAAAAGGGTCAATTGTTGTTGACCCTTGGAGAACTTTTGTTTCAGACGAATATAAAGTTATTCATTACGGAAATACTAGAAAATAGTCTTAGTTGAATCCTTGATATCTTTCTTGAGTCTTTCTACATCGACCTTGAAATCTATCTTTTTGATTTCGTCTTTGTATTCTTGAAGTGTACTGATCAATACATCTGCAATTCCTTCAGCAGTTTGTGTGCCTAGTTCTTGCTTGACATCGATCTCCCACACTCTACCGTCGATAAAATCTAATC